CGCTGCCCGGTGTCCCCGCGGGCGAGGTCGGTGAAGACCCGGGCCACGTCGGAAAGGGTTGACTTCTCGGTGATCAGCCCGGCCGCGGCGCCGATGCCACGAACCTTCACGTCGGAGTGCTCCGGTGGGGGCGGGTCGGCCTGGACCCTCGAGGAAACGGACTTGATCGCCCTACGAACCTGGGCGTTAGAGGCGGCCACCGTCTCCAGCTCCTTGGCCTCGGCCTCTTCGCCGTCTTCCTCTTCCCCTGACTCCTCAGCCTCTTCGTCGGGCTGCTCTTCCTCTTGAACCTTGATCCCCTCGAGCAGTTTGGCGGCGGCCTCATCGTCGGCCTTCTCCGCTTCTGCGCGGGCGGTCTTCTCCGAGTCGATCTTGTCCATCTGCTCGCGGATCACCGCAGCCTCTTCGAGATCGCGGGTCTCCTTGGCGGTGGCGACCTTCAGCAGTTCGGTCAGTTCGCCATAGGCGGTGTCCAACTCTTCGTTGGTCGGGGGCTCGTCGGTGCCGATCCTCTCCAGGAGGGCGAGAAGCTTATCCATTGAGATACCTCAAAGGTATCGCCCCCGTGGGGACTTCCCGGCCGGCGAACAGGCGGGCCAGACACTCAGACTGTAACCGTCAGGTAGAGGGTTAGTCAATCACTGTCGGTTGAGGGGGAGGACGGGCTGGGGGTTCCGGGCGTCCTCCCCCTCAAGGTAGCTCAAGCGGATAGAGCGTTTCTAGCTGCCTAAATCGTAGTCAAAGATTGTGGACGTGCGGGTTACGTCTGCCGCAGATGTGACAGGGATTCTCCCGGGAGGCGTTGCGCGCTCCCTGGTTCGGGTCTGAGGCGAGCAGCTTTTCCAACTCGGCGATGGTGGCAGAGGGCTTCGGATTCAACCCTCTGCTCCGAGCGGCTTCCAGTAGGTCAGCTTTGCGCGCCATCGAGACTCCTTGTTACGTCCTTCATCAATAGCGAAGCGACCAAGCCTTGCAGGGTCTCCACTTGCTCCTCCAGCGTGGGGCCTTGGCAGCACTCCGCTCCGGTGGTGAACGATGCGGCGATTCCCTTACGCTGTATCAGATAGCCCGGCGAGTTGACTGCGAGCGCCCCGACAATCTGAAGCTTGTTGCCGACACGGTGCCACTCCAACGACAGCGCCGAACCCTTCAGCGCGGCAAGCGCAGCTTCAGAGATGCCAGGTCGTACCCGGCCCGCCACCCAGACACCGAAGGCATCGGTGCCTGCCGCCACGTCTGCCACCGCCAGTCCAGTGTTGGCGAGGTGGTCATGACTCTTGATTTTGCCATCAGCGGTTACTCCGTGGGTGGTGTCGGCGATGATTGGCCCGGTCGGTATCCCGGTCCCGGTGGCGTCCCCGATCAGCCATTGACTCATCGAGGAGCCGAGCATCTGCGGGGTGAGACACTGCTCGTAGGCTCCGTGACAGCGGAAGTGCAGCGACGCATGACCGAACACTCGGCCGTCGTCGGTGATGGTGAGCGGACAACCCCACCCTCCGACCTCTTCGGGACGTTGCGGGGTCTGCCACACCAGCCGCGCATCGGTGTCTCCGTTGGCTCCGAACTTGGGATTGGCGAAAGCGTTAGGTTCGACCGAAGCGGCGATGGAGATGACGGCGGCCATGATCTCAGCATCGGCGAAGGCGGGCACGTCCACGATGGCGGCCGCGCGGAAGCGGGCCCCGACTGTCACCTCCAGCCAGTCATCAAACCGCCACTTCTCAACGGTGACCCGGCCGTCTTTGACTTCGGGCTCCTCGGCTTCGGGGGCTTCCCCTTCGAGCATGTCCTCCATGCTCTCCTGCCACTGCTCCCAGGTCGCCTTGTCGACCCGAAGCTCGACCTCCTGCTCGTCCATCTCCACCGACACCCCGCCGTTGCCTGCCTCCAGAAGCTCTACCGCCCGCTTCGCCCAGGCCCGGATGTCCTCGTTGTCGGAGTCGTCGTGGATTGTCCCCTCGCCGCGGATGTTGGCCCCGTCACGCCAGACCCGGTTGATGGTCCCGATCACGGCTGCGGTGTGGTCGGACTCGGCGAGGTCGAACTTGAGCGGCCACGGTCCCTCATCCCAGACGAGCGCGCCCTTCTCGATCAGCCTGCCGTCGCCGGTTGGCTCGCCCTCGATGGTGAGGATGCCGGTCCAGTCAGTCATGGCGCACCACTTTACCCCTGGTTCACTCGGTCTGGTGGGTTCAGGAGATCCCGGGTCACGAACCGTCCCCCAGGGCCTCGCAACACGGGCACGTCCCCACACAGGCAACCCTTGTGGTCACCGGGATACCAACCGTCCGGCGTGGGAAGGAAGTCAAAGAACTGCCCTGCCAACGCGCGGTGGGGAGGGAACTCAGACCGTGAGACACCCGGGCTGTAGACCCATTGTGTGCCCGCCTGACTGATACCCACATCGCCGAGAGCGGAGAGCGTGATCGATCCGAGTGCCAGCCCGCCCGGTTGAGTCGGAGACGGCGGCGGTATCCAGTTCGGTATGCCACGGAAGGTCACTGGCCTCCTGCCTTGGCGACGGTCAGACGTACTGCGTCGGTGGGCGGTTCGAGCGGCTGGTCACGGTCCAGATTCTCGACAATCCACTTGCCCACCTCGCCGGTCAGATATGAGGCTGACCGTTCCGCCAGATCGTCCACCCCTTCCGGTGTGACCCGCGAGTAAACGTCGACACCGAGCCGGGCGATCTGCTGGTAGGCCAACGGGACACGACGCTGCCACCAGCGGGCAAGACGGCTCATCCCCTCATCGACAATCTTCTCTACTTCCACTCCCAGCGAAACGAGCTGCTGGAGTCCGAGGGCAGAACCAATCTCCTCGAGGGGCAGGTCGGCGATCTTCTCGCGTATCACCGGGTCGGAACGGGCGGCACTCCGGGCCCGGGAGCCGATCTTCTCGCGAACCACCGATGCTTCGGCTTCGACATGACCCAACAGTTCAGCCCGGTATACCCGGTCAAGGCTTCCGAGTTCGTGGGCCAGTTCGTCCAAGTCGACCTCCTTGGGAGTGATCGCGGCTGCTACTGCCGGAGGTCCGGGGTTCTCTTCCACTGCCGGGTCTCGGTCGGCGCCGCGGAGCATGGCGATAAGCTCCAGGTCTTCGGGGGTGGGCGCGTCGTCTTCATCGGCTCCCATTGCATCCCGGGCATACTCGTAGCCCACCACTCCGAGCTTCAGAGCGTCGAAGGCATCGCGAACCGTGGACTTCCGGGCCAGCAACTCGGAGGGGTCGGGGACGACCTCGATCACTTCCTCGGTCAGCTCGCGCCAGGCTGAGGCGAACACCTCTCCCACCTGCTGCGCCAACGGGCCGACGTGGGCGGTGTAGGTCTCCTCTGAGATCAGCCACGCCCCCCAATGGTTGATGTCGCCCAAGCCGAGAAGAAGCTCGGCGGGCATGTCCAATGCGAGAGCGATGCGCTTGGTAGCCAGTGCGATCTTGTCATCGATGTGCTCGTCGTAGGGACGCTCGAACACGAGATGGAACGGCCGCTTATCGGGGGACATCAATTCCTGGTCGAGCGTGACGTGAACCGGGGTCACCGCGGTCGGATGATCCACGTCGGCAATGGCCAGACTCATCGCCAGGTTGAGATCAGATCCGAACGGGTCGGCTCCCGAGAACTTGGCCTGGGTGGGAGTGAAGAAGATGCCGGCGGGGATACGAGATTTCGCTTGGGCGCGGGAGAGAGATACCAGTGTGATCAGTTCCTCGGCCGGGGCCAGGGCAGGACGGAACGAGGAGGTGGCGAACTTCGGGTCTCGAGGGTCGGGGGTGTAGAAGCGGAGGTTGACGAACAGCCCGGCCTTGTTCAGCAGGTCGTTCCTGGTCGGGTCGATCACCGAGATGACTCTGAACTCGTCGTCTCTGGCCTCTTGGACATAGTTGCCCTCGCCGGCCACCATCAGGTTGATCGCAATCCGATTCGACGCCTCCTCTTCGCCGAGCCCTTGAGTGACCCGGCCCATGATCTCGTCGCGTCGATCGGAGTCGTCGTCCAGCAGGTCGCCGTCGACCAGCACGTCCCATTTCACCCGGGATACTTGACGGGCCAGGTAGGTGGAGGGGAAGTACAGCTCGCCGAGCTGCGGCCACAGGTTCCACGCCTTGCTCTGCCATGCGACCGGCTTCGACTCACCGTCCTGGCTGGTCCGGCCCGGAATAGTGACCGCCCCGGCTATCGCTTCGGCTTGGATCGTCCAGGGCCACCTCATCGGTTAGCCCACCATTTCGCCGCCTTCCACAGCGGGGGAACCATCTGCTTACGCGCCACCTTCGAGATCGGGGTCAGGCG